CCCATGGAAGATCTTCACCTTCTCTTGTAGGTAAGAAACGAATCACAGCGTAACCATTTCCTGCTTTATCTCTGGTAGGTTTCCAGAAACGTGTATCCTCATATGAGTCTTTAGATTCTGGTTTAGACGTGGAAACTGCTTCTGCAGCCTTTACGAGTTTATCGATAGATGAGCCTCGCATGCTCTTTAGATTTTCAAATGACATTTTTTTCTCCGTTGTATTTGACTGAATTATCCACTTTATACATAATAAAATTTAACATATATTATACCATATAATCATACGTTTGTAAACCTTTCCATAATAATTTTTTTCAGCTTATCATGGTCAAAGCTTACGAAAGGTGTATACTTAAGAATCTTTCTTTTTATATCAGGCCAAATAATTGTATCTGATATTTTGGAATCCTCCTTTTGTATAAACCCACATAATGAATTTAGAATGACTACAGTTTCTAAATGTATATCACCCTGCATCCACATTCTTATAATCTCCGGATGCTGATTATCCTCGGATATAAGATATTTATCGAAGTTACCATCGAGTTTAGATAGGTCATCTTTAAATGTTTTTGTTAAAGATTGTAAAACTCTTTGGTGCCTTCGGTAATTTGATTCTCCATCTTCATTGATCATATCTCCTACATAGGAAACACCTTCTTTAAAGTTAGAGACATAATAACCTATAACATCTTTCTCATAGTTCTTTGCAATCTTAGCAAAGAAATACTTATCTTTTCTTTTATAAAAGGATTGTGGAGAGATATTAGTTTTATAGTTATACTTTATTGCATCATAAGAATCACTTTCAAAGTGAAGCTTTAGTGCATTATATATTGTATAAGAATCGTATTCCCTCATAAAGGTAACTTACCGCCTTTCTTTCCCCGAATTAAATTTAAACTTAGAGCTTCTTCCTCTATTTTTTGTTTTAAAGAATCAGTTAAAAGTCTTTTCATAGCAGAATAGTCTAATCCCTTTTCTTCTAAAACCGAAACACAAGCATCTATATAAGTAGATCCTTTATTTTTAGATACTAGGGTTTCTACTGCCATAGAAAACCTTTTCTTTGTAACTATTTTTTCTTCTATACTATCCGACATTAAAATGTCCTCATTAAAATACAGTCAGCATTAATGCGTCCTGTTGGTTTTGTTATCTTAGTTGTTAAACCATCCCAAATATTATCAATCTGTCTTTCTGTTTTATTTAATATCTGAGGTAGTATATCTTCAGGCTTACGTAATGTGCAAGACCTACTTTTTCCATCAAAGTTCTTAATCGTTGTTCCACTAACCTCGAAACCACTTACTGATGATGTCACATACTCTATAAGCTTTCTTTGTTTTACGTTGTATACAAACAGTTTGTGTTTTCCTGGTATAAGTATAGGATTAATTGAAACAAGTTTTGAATCTATATCTTCTTTTAAATATTTTAGTTTCTCTACTTGTCTATCTGATGACTTTGGTTTCTTTAATCTTGGGGATCTTGTAGCTCTGAAAGCATCTCTTAATCTTTCTAAGTCTGAGTATACCGCTTCAAATTGTTTTAAAATCTTATTCTTATCCCCTTTAGAAATATGTGAATAAGCTTCTACACATTGATCATCGGTTCTTTCATATGCAGATTTAATAGATTCATACTCTTCATCTATCATAGACTTGAATATATTAATTGCGTTGCTTTTTAGACCGTGCATTTTAAATCTGTTGTAAGCTGAGAATTTTTTAGTGTAATCACCGTCGATCCAACCTTCTATGATTTCGCTATCCCAATCTGCATAAATGGTTTCTAATACCTTTATTCGTGTTCTTTCTTGTGGACTAATAACTTTTACTTTTGATTTTTCAGCTTCAACCTTTTCTTTTTCTTTTAAAGCTATCTTATATGAATCTGAAATAAAATCTTTTATATTTTGAAGATCCTCTTCTTTATATTGCCAACCCCTCTCAAAGAGTTTAATCCTCTTGCCAACTGGTATAAAATGATAATCTCTAAGTCTCTTTAGAACTGAGATTTTCTTTTTGGTATACCCCATTTCTTTTTCTACAAAGCTTATTATAGATGGCATATAGTCTTTATTCTTATAAAAATAACCATACCATCTAGCGGCCTTTGCCCAATTTGTATCAGTGAATTCAGAATCTGAACTGAAAATTGGTTCTGGACCCATGTACTTATCGTCTAAGCTTGGTCCTCTTTTATTTTTTCTAACTGCCATATTATTCTCTATTAGATCGGGCCCTTCAAGATATAAGGAGTAAATGTAAATTAATTAACCTCAAAGGACCCTTTTTTAAATTATTAACTATTTACCCTGTGTACAAAATTGTCTGCAGCGTCGTCTGCATAAAATTCGCTTTTTCCTGGAAAGAACTTTCTTCCGATTTCTTCTCCATTCTCTTTCATATTGATACCAAATGTACCATCAGGGGTTTTAAATACTGTTGCAAATCTATTGTTTAATTGATATGATGATCTCTCTTCAGATCTATCATAATCTCTTAATTCAATTAGCTCATCAATCTTTTTTTCCATATCATCAAGCTTGATCATTACATCATCAAAATTATACATCGTCGTCGTTCTCCATAAATAAATAATATATTGCGCCAATAGCAAGTGCTGCCATGACAGTGTAAATTAAAACTTCCATTAGTTTCTCCTCATTTTGCTGATATCTTCAGCTTCTTGTTTACTGATTACTGGTACTGCATTTGATTTATGCATTGTTGCAATACCTTTTACCAATGTCCCTGTATAGACTGGTGATTCTTTTTTTCTTGTATCAGCTTCTGGATAGTTGCCATTTTGCATGTAATCTTCCATAATTGATTTGTATTGTTTTGCTTGTTGTTCTCTTAGTTTATCTAAGGTTGATTGTGTATGTACATACGGTTTAAATTCAGGATTTTTCTTTTTGACTGGATTAGCCGCATGTTTTTTTCTTTTCTTTCCTGTTGGTCCATATCTTAGTGAACCCATGTAAAAACTTGTTATTCCCATAATTAATGTATATTATACCATAGTCTCAGTTTAATGTAAACCCTTTTTGTGAATTAATTTTAATTATTTCTTACGTACTCGTTAATAAGATCTTCGCCTTTTAGCTCTTCGCCAAGATAAACATAGTCTCCATCAGCGAATTCTCTTTTAATAAGACCTGAATTATATTGAATATCAGTTACAAACTTTCCATCTTCAGTATCTTGTGGTCGTGTATCGTACCACATAGAATCCATCGAATGTGCATGTAAGCTCTTAATTTCTTTAGCCCATTTTTCTGCTTCTAATAAAAGCTTTTGTCTTTCTACTCTATCACTGTATTGACTCACTTTGTGATCCTCCTCTTTCTGCTTTTTTAATAAGTTCTTGTAACTTAGATTCCCAAATTAATTTAAAATCTGGATCTTGAGCTCTATCACGAGCTTTTCGTAAGGCTATAGCTTTTCGTGTAATATTACTCATCATAACCTTTCATTGCTTGATAATTTTCAAAGTAGGATGTTCCTTGAATATACCTATCTGTTTCTTGAGGAGAATAAGTTCTTTCCTCATCTCTAAAGCAATCTAAAGAACCAGGAGATTGTTTTCCTGCTTTTTTCATTTGCTTAGTTAATTTACTTTGATAGACTTTTTCTATTGCTTTTTCAAAGTCATACTTTTGTTTTTCTTCTAAAAGAATCTTTTTTAATTCATCGAATTTCATAATTACGCTACCTCCTTGATTTCGAACCATTCTCTAAGCTCAGATTCAGTATTGCAAATATCACCATCTTCCATTAAGTAAGATGCTTTGTAAGATTCTCGATCATTAGTCCAAGTCTCAGTCTTTTCTAAGATTTCTCTTTTCATCCAACCATCTTCACGATTATCAGTGACTTTCATAAAGTTGATTTTGTCGCCGACAATATGAAATGTAATAGGTGATTCCCAATCTTCGCAAACTTTGATACGTTGACCTACAACTTTGAATTCAGTGACATACTCTTCTGATCCGCCATTTGACCTAATTAAATCAGTAGTGATGTAAGGTCTAACCTTTGCAGCAATTGTTGCTGTTTCGTTTTCATCAAGATCACCGCAGTTTTCCATAATATAAGTATTACCCCCTTTGAACTTCATGTAGGGTTTCTCGGTAGTACCGTAGTTTTCCATATACTGTGTATTGATTACTAATTTATTCATAATTTACTCCTTATAATCTATTATCTAATTCATCAACAAGACTTTCGATTCGATTGATAGTCTTTTGTTGTTCCTCTACCTTTTCAGTAAGT